ATGCTACAGTAAGACAACTTAAGGGAAAATAGGAGATGGATATGTTAGAAGAAATATTAAAGAAATTGGATATTTTTATCCAAGAATCAAGAGTTAAAGGTGAAAAGGTTGAGGGTGTAAGACCCATTCAATTTATGAAATGGTGGGGGGATTTTAGGCCCGGTGATAGAGTTGATGTAATGTTTGATGAAGATTATATTAGTCTTGCAGGAACTAATGCAGAAGGTAGTTTTGCAGGTGTTAAGAAAGAAATGGAAATTGAAACACCTGAAGATATGGAAATGTTTAAAGATGGTGAAGGCGATCTTTGGAATTTTGTATAGGAGATTAAATGCCATTAAGACATGTTTATAAAAAGAAGTTTAAAGGTGTGACGTTAAAGACAGGTCATTTTTACAGGTTTAAATATCAAGCATGGGAAAGAGACCCTAAACCTGTTGTTATTTTTATGGCATCTATTGAAGGGATACATGAAAATTCAGGTCATCAATGGCGATTATTTCAATGTATTAATTTTACATACATACCAAGAGCGATGAGAAAGAGATTTCTTAAAGTTTGGTTGAAAGAGTTAGAAAAGCCAGGAAATATTAGATTTACATGGAAGAAAATAGTAGCCAAGTATCCATATTTACAACCTGCTATAAGAAGGTATTTTTTTAAACCTTCTTACTATATTAGAAGCTTAGAAGAAATCCCATTAGATGATGTTGAAAGAGTTGTTGTTTCTACTTTTTCTAAAGATTTTAGTAAGAAAATTAAAATGACATTGATAGGGAAATTTAAGAAAGCTTTAAAGGCAAGAGAAGCAGCAAAAAAGGCAAAAAAGGCAAAGAAAGCTAAAAGGAAGAAAAGATAATGGCAGATAAAACATATATTGAGATATGCAAAAACAGCAAATCTACTATTCAGCTTGAAATATCAAATAGATCAACAGGAAGTCCCTTTGATAGCATTCTTAGTGCTTCTTATTCAATTAGAGGATCAGCTAAAGATAATTTATTGATACCAAAGACACCTGCTAACAATTATGAGAATCAAGTGTGGGCAACAATAACTCAAACAATTACGGCTAGTGCTGCTAATTATGATCTTTATTGGGACATACATAGGACTGATGGGGATGTAACAACTCATTGTACTAAACTTTTGGTTTCTGATGCATGTTAGGGGATGGTGTTAGATGGCAGATTTATATTTTGAAGTTATGTTTAGATCATCCTCAAGTAGTAGTAGTTCTGAATCTATTTTTAGTAGTTCAAGCTCATCAAGTTTATCAAGTTCAAGCTCATCAAGTTCAAGCTCATCAAGTTCAAGCTCATCAAGTTCAAGCAGTAGCTCAATTTCATCAAGTAGTTTAAGTTCATCAAGTACTGCTTCTCCTTTTATTTTTGAAACGAATTTTGGTGAATATGATTTTGGTGATTCCCCTCCTTCAGGATGGAGTGAGTATATTAATGGGATTAATTTATTTTATTTTGATATTACCTCAAGTATAGGGGATGTTGGTAAAACATTAAGAATTGATACAATTAATAAAGAAACATCAACTGTAAAATGGGATATAGTCCCTCAAACATTGGATTTTGAAATATTAACAAGATTTGATGTTGATGGAACTAATACAGGAGCAGGTATTATATCTGTAAGAAATGATGCTGTTAATTTACGGTATTATAATTATACTCCAAATTTAAATAAAATAAGATTTACAGGTGGTGATAATGATGGTGTAAATGCTATATCAGATATTGTTTCTACTGATTGGATTTGTGTAAGATGGAAAATTATTAATGGAAATTCATATGTAAAAGCATGGAATGGTAGACTTATTGATGAACCTTCAGGATGGGGATGGACAGGAACAGAAACAATAGGAACATCAGGAATAATTTCATTTGGTCATAGAGATGAAGATTTTAGAACATATTTTGATTATATTTATATTAATGTTAAACCTGATGCAGAGGAATAAATTATGGCTAATAGTAATTTACATTTTTATGTTCAAGTTATAGATGTTGAGTATTATGAAGAAGAAGAAAAAATAAATTTTTATGTTACTATTAGATCATCTTCAAGTAGTTCAAGTTCTGTAAGCTTTAGTTCAAGTAGTAGTTCATCTATTAGCTCAAGTTCACAAAGTTCAAGCAGTAGCTCAAGTTCACAAAGTTCAAGCAGTAGCTCAAGTTCACAAAGCAGTAGCTCAAGTTCAAGCAGTAGCTCAATTTCATCAAGTTCACAAAGTTCAAGCAGTAGCTCAAGTTCACAAAGCAGTAGTTCAAGCCAAAGTTGGATAGAAACAGCAGGTTTATATTGGACTATTGATGTAGGAAATGAGTGGAATGGAAGTGAGTATTGTACTGACGGTGGTGGAGAAATATCTTTAGATGCATCAGGTAGTTTTTGGAAAGGATTTGAACCATATTTTATTAAATTAACATTTGCATCAGGAGCATCTTCACCTATTGATTTTATATATATTGAAGCTGATTTTGGCAATGATTATCCATTAGATACATCTAATATTCCTATTATAAATAATACAATAACACTTCCTATAACTGGTTATGTAGGAACAGATATAACTTATTTAGCAATTGAAGATTCAGAAGAATTTTGTATAACAAGTATAGGATTTCAAGGAAGTTTTAGTTCAAGTTCATCTTCATCAAGTTCAAGTAGCTCAAGCTCATTGAGTTCAAGCTCAAGTTCAAGCAGTTCAAGTTCATCAAGCTCAAGTTCATTGAGTTCAAGCTCAAGCTCAAGTTCATCAAGCTCAAGTTCAAGTTCATCAAGCTCAAGTTCATTGAGTTCAAGCTCAAGCTCAAGTTCATTGAGTTCAAGCTCAAGTAGCTCAAGCTCATCAAGCTCAAGCTCATTGAGTTCAAGCTCAAGTAGCTCAAGCTCATTGAGTTCAAGTTTAAGTTCAAGCAGTAGCTCATTGAGTTCAAGCTCAAGTTCAGAAGCATCATTTGCAAAAACCTTTAATACATGGAATGAATTGGATGCTGATGGTAGAATAATTATTGAAAATGATGGATTATATCTTATGGCATCAGCAGGTCCAGGGGGATGGTGTGCAGTTAGAGGTAGTATTGGTAATAAATCAGGAAAATTTTATTCTGAACATACTATTATTCAAGGAATTCCTTATATAGCAGTAGGTGTAGCTCTTAGTGGTGGTGCATTAAGTTATTATGTAGGTTCAACAACAGTTGCAGGATCAATAGGATGGATAGAACAAACTGCTACTATTAGATATGCAAATACTAATAGATATAGCGGATTTTCTGCTATTGTTAATGATGTTATTGGAATGGCTATTGATATTGATAATGGAAAAATGTACTATTCTAAAAATGGTGTATGGCAAAATAGTAGAATTCCAAGTGCTGATAATGGTGCTGATTATGAAACTTATATAGGTGCTGATAATAGAATATTCCCTATAGCTTCTATTTATACACTTCCTTATTATTCAGAAATATCAAGTAATTTTGGTCAAAGTCCATTTACTTATGATGTTCCTGATGGATATGAAGGATGGTATGAAATAGCAAGTTCATCAAGCAGTAGCTCAAGCTTATCAAGTTCAAGTATTTCATCACCTACATACATTAATTCTATTAATTTTATTATAGATGGAAGTAAAATAGAATCTAATCTTACAGATTTTCCAGTAAGACTTTATCTATCATCAAGTGGAAGTGGTGGAATTGATTGGTCTGATGTATTTACAGAACTTGGAAGTAATAATAAGAAAATTTCAATTCAAGATTCAGAGGGAAATAATTATTATGTAGAAATTTCATATTGGGTTCCATCTGCATCAGAAGGTATCCTTGATTTTAAAACTCAATCACTTTTAGCAAGTGCTGATAAGGAATTTACATTATATTATGATTCTACTGCTTCTGATAATAATAAATATATTGGAACTACAGGAACATCTGCTGCTCAACAAGTATGGGATGATAATTATTTAGGTGTATATCATTTGGTTAGTGATCCTACCTCTACATTAACTAATTCAAAGGGATTATCTGCTTATGATGGAACAACTATTCTAGATTCTAATGATTTGGTAGATGATAGTCTTGTTATAAAATCATGGGAATTTGATGTTGTATCACAAAACAATGTTAATCTTGGTGAACTTGTTGCTTCTAATATGACTGTGGAAACAATTTTTAAAACAAATATTTCTGATATAATGAGTTTATTATCTAAGGATAATACTTTTAATAATAAAAGATCATATCAACATAGGGTTGATGCTGATGGTGCTATTCGCTTTGTTGCATTTAATAGTAATAATGCCTATCAAGTAGCAATAGGAAGTGGATTCAATGATAATAATTGGCATTATGCAGCAGGTAGAGCAGATGGTTCTAATATATATGTCATAGTTGATGATAATATTAGTTCAGGAGTGGCTTGTGGTGATGTTGATGAAGATTTAGGTAATGATGCATTTATTGGTAGGTTGGAAACATCATCACCTTCATATTTTGGTGGTAACATATCAGAAGCAAGATTATCAAATGTAGCAAGAAGTGATAATTGGCTAAAAGCTACAAATTATACTCTTAAAAATGAACTAATAAAGATAATATAGACTTGACATATAAATTAAGATGTGATAAAGGGGGAATATGTTAAATCAAATAAAAATAATTCATGAGGATAAAAATCCTGAAATTTTAGTGGTAACTCCATTATTGCCTGAACATGGGGTTAGTGGTGTTACTAAAAAGACCTTAAAAAGAAATAATGTTCCTTTTTGTTGGATTTCAAGTACAGGTAAGAATAATATACCAACAAATGCTTTGCAAGGTATTGAATATTATAAGAAAAAATTCAATAATTTTCCACCTTACTATATGATGATTGATCGTGATATAGAGGCAGGTAGAGGATTATTAGATAGGTTGCACTATAAATTAGAAAAAACTCATATGAATATTGGATATTGTTATTCATCTTTTGAATTCAAAGGTCATATAAATTATCAATTTCCTGCAATTCCCTTTGATATTAATAGGTTATTAAGAGCTAATTATATTAGTTCTAATACCATGTTTAAATCTCATGTGATTGAGGAAGTGGGATTGGTTACAGATGATAAATATAAAAGACTGTTGGATTATGCATTCCTTCTAAAATGCTTTAAAATGGGTTATATTGGCATTCCTGAACCTAATGCATACTTTATAGCACATAGTACGGAAAAGGATATTTCAGCAGGTGATAGTGATGATTATAGGCTTAAATATGGAAGGGTATATGAGGATTTTATATATCCACTTATTCCTAAAGAATATAAAAATAATCCTTGACAAAGGCGTTTGAATGTTATATGGTTGTTTATATAGTCGTTAAACGTCTGTTGGGGTGCCAAGCATCCCCATAGAAAAACAGAACACTAACAAAAGGAGTTCATCATGGCATTTGAAGATTTTTTTGATCAGGAAGATTTTTTGATTGATCCTGAAGATGTTAATTCAGGTACGGGTGAAACATGGGATACGGGAAGTTCTCCTGATATCTTTACATCAGGTCAAGCACCTGATATTTTCACTACGAAAGACGCTATTGTAGCATAGTTTAAAATCTGTTATATCGTCTTTATCTCATCTAAGGGGGATGGATTTTTTCCATTCCCCTTTCTTTTTTATTCTTTCCTGTAAAAACCCACTAAAAATATATAAATAATTAGTAGGACATTTATATTAGTGAAATTTCATCTAATTTGGAGGATTATAATGAATCAAGATAAGGTAGATAAATATTTAAATAAAAAATCTGAATATAAACGTGTAGACACTATAGATAATTTATATGCTAAATCATTAGATCAAGCTGATAAGGATCAAAAGGGATTTAAGAAGAAAATGGATAAGATGCTTATAAGGGATCAAGATGGTAATGTTATTTTTGAAGGGGAAGTTGTAAGAGAATCAGAAGATGGTGTAATGGCATATACAACTGCTCATCCTCATGGTGGTAGAGGTAGAATAGGACATAACAAAGGTATAACATGTCCTCATTGTGGAAAGACAATTGATTTAAGGAGATAAGTATGGCAGTTACTACTTACACAGACAAGACATTTTTTGAATTAACAGGTGTTGAAAAAAACACCTATAGTTTTTTAAGATTGTTTAATACTTTATTGGATGAAGATAGAGAAACTAAATTTCTTAATATTTTTAGAAGCTATATTGCTAATGAAGATATATTTAGTGATATCTCTTTTTTTCAGACATATGAAGTATCAAATGGCGAATATTGGGATAATGTTTCTTATAATCTTTATAGCACTCCTTTTTTATGGTGGGTTATTGCTTTATTGAATAATATAGCTAATCCCTTTGAGGAATTAGAAGACGGTGATATATTGAACGTATTAAGAGAAGACTATGTTTATCAGCTAACAGCAGACCTTGAAAAAATAGCGGAAGATTAATATGACAGAACAAAGAACAGAATATCCAACTGACTATCAAAAGAAAAAAGCAGTTACTTTAAAAAAGCAACTTTTTTCGGTTGTATTGGTTACTGAAAAAGGTCCACTTATTTTAAATAATGGAGACATAACTGATCTATATTTTATAGAAGACATTTTTAAATTCTGTATGTTAGGGACCATAACTTTTAATGACAGATATAATATATTAGAATATGGTCCTTTTACAGGTAACGAAAAAATAGCTATTATTTATTCTGTAGAGGGTGAAACAAAAGCTGATAAAAGTAGAGAATTGATATTTGATGTTTGGAAGGTTGGAAGGATACAACAAATAGGTACAGGTATAAGAGAGGAATCTGAAAATCTAATTACTATGAATTTTGTTGATCCATTTTATGCAGGATTTAACCTTAGAAAATATAGTAGGAGTTGGAGCAATAAAAAATATTCAGAAATCATGAAAGATATACTGAATAATATGGTATTTTTTAAGCAAGGTGGTAGGAAATTTAATGTAGAGGATAGTACTAATAAAACTGATTTTATTATTCCATATTGGTCTCCACAAACAGCTATAAGATGGTTGATGAGAAGGGCTAAAGGTGTTACATCTGATACAAGTGGATATCTATGTTTTAATAATACTGCTGATGTATTTTCTCATAATCTTGTAACAATGAATTATCTTTTGCTTGATTACGGAAAAACATTTGATCCTGTTCCATATGTTTTCAATGACTCTAAAGTATCTAGTGATAATAAAATACTTGAATGGTGGATGAGTGGTATTGATTTGAATTCTAATGCAGGAATAAGAGGGGGAACATGGAAGGGTTATGATTTCCGTACAAAAAAGCTTTTGAATCATGAGCATGTATATTCTAATGGTGCAGATTCAACTATTATGTTAGGAAGACAGACTTTATATAATCAAATAGATGATGTTAGTTCATCTAATGTAATGGTAGGTGATAGTAGTGATGATTTACTTGGTAATATCTCATATAATGATTGGGCAAAGAGATATAATATGCAAATGATTTTTAATATCATTGTAGAAGGTAATGAAAAAAGGTATGCAGGTCAACAGATAGAAATAAAATGGCCTAGTTGGGTAAGAAATACAGGGGATCAAGTACAATATAATGATCTTTTTAAAGGTAAATATTTAATTAAGAGTGTTACGCATTCATTTAATCCAGGCAGTACATTTTATTATAAACAAAGATTGGTTTTGATTAAAAATGCATATACTAAAATTAATAGCAAGATTCTTTACAAATCAAAGAATACTAATATATATCAAGAAGGTAAAGTACAGCAGATTATAAGGAGATAGTATGATTAAAAATCCACCAAGAGACCTTCAGGTTGAAGTAGAAAAATTAACAGGATTCTTTCGTGGAGTTGTTGAGGATAATAAAGACCCATTAAAAGCAGGAAGGGTTAGAGTAAGGATTCATGGAATACATACTCCTAAAATAATAAAAGATTCTACTGAAGGAATACCAACAAATGAATTACCTTGGGCTGAACCATGTCTTCCTATACAAGAAGGTTCTATAAGTGGTTTTGGTATGTGGGCTGTTCCACTTCAAGGTTCACATGTTATGTTATTTTTTGAAAATTCAAATCCAACACAACCAAGATATTTTGCTTCTATGCCGGGAATTCCTGAAAGTAAGGAAAGTTATCAGAATAATAATAGAGTTACAAGTAAAAGGAGTGATGGATTTAAAGACCCTGATGGAAAGTATCCATTAAGTAGTAGATTAGGTGAACCTGATGTTAATAGATTGGCAAGGGGTGTATCTAATGATACTTTAGTTACTACAAAAAATAGCCAAAGAGATACAGGTGTTTCAACAGCAGGTGGTGGAAGTTGGTCTGAACCATCTTCACCATATAATGCTAAATATCCTCATAATATGGTTATAGCTACTCATGGTGGGGTTGTTATAGAATTGGATTCAACTGAAGGCAGTAAAAGATTCCAAATATATCATCCAAGTAATACTTATATTGAATGTGATAATAGCGGTAATTTGGTTATTAAAAATAAGGCTGATAGATATGAGATAACAGTAGGAAATAGAAATTCACATGTTAAGGGAAATGATAATGATACTGCTGATGGTAATAGAAATATAAAAGTAGGTGGAAATGAAACAAAAGAAATTGGTGGAAATGAAACAAAAGAAGTAGGGGGAAATGTTGAAATTACTGTAAATGGTAATGTTGATCTAACAGCAGGTGGTGTTGTTACGGTTCTTGCTAGTACTATAAATCTTAATTAAGGAGAATATGGGATTACCTCAATCAAAAATAGGAGATGTTGGTGTTGGAATTTGCTGTTGTCATTCTGATCCTACCTGTATTCCTATGACAGGAAATCTTGTGACAGGTTCACCTAATGTATTTACAAATGGACTAAATACTGCTAGGATTTCTGATGTTGTACTTGGGGGGTGTGGTCATACGGGAATAATGGTTACGGGATCAGCTTCAGTTTTTACTAATGGTTTATCAAATGTAAGAATTAGCGATAACTTTACAGGATGCTTTACAGGAGTAATTGTAACAGGTTCACAAAATGTATTTACAGGTGATGCAGGTGGTGCAACATTTACGGAAGTTGATTTTGGTAATGTAGATGATGAAGAAGCAAATGATGATGGATTAAATATATATCCACCTACAAGTAATCCTACTCAAGAACAAATAGAAAGATCAAATGAGTTGAGTGTAGCACCTTCAGCTACAGTATCGGAAGATACTACTGATGCTCCTGTATCAGCAGGAGAAACACCTATTACAACTTGTATTGAATTACCAAGTGTTCCTGCTCCATATTCATTTGAATTGACAAGTAATTTTACTTTAGGTTCTGTTACTATTGAACCTGCTATATCAACATATCCATTAAAAGCACAAGCAGGATTTACTTATGAAGAACTTGTTTGTAATTTACAGGGATGGTGTGAGAATATAGGAGAATTATTATTAAGTAAATATGGAAATTCTATGTACTTAACATCAGGATTTAGATATGGTAGTGGATCATCTCAACATGAAAGAGGTCAAGCAGCAGATATACAGTTTACGGGATTTACTAATCAACAATATTATGATGCTGCTATATGGGTAAGAGATACCTTACAATATGATCAACTTATTCTTGAATATGGGGGGAATCGTCCTTGGTTGCATATTTCATATAATAGACTTGGGAATAGATTATCTACTCATCCTGCTAAGTTTGGAACAAGAATAAGTGCAGGAAATTATGTTTGGAAAAGTATAATATATAGAAATTAATTTGAAGGAGATTTTAATATGTCAGATAAATTGAAATTGATAGGTATGGTAAACAGTTACCCAACTTCTATTGAAAATTTAGAAAAATCAATTGACTCAATTGATGCTCTTATTACGGATTTAACAGAACAAAAGCAAGCAATTCAAAATGTGGTTATGTCAGAATTAACATCAGCATCTAATTTATATTTGACTGAAAAGGCAGCAACTTTTGAAGGAACACATTCATTTTGTACTTCAGGTGGATATGGTACAAGTAATTTAACTGATTGGGCAATTGTTAGTGGTGGATGTTTGGGACCACATACGGTTGTATTTAAATCAGCCAATTTATCTACTACTCCAAGTAGTGGGGGGGATGCATTGCAGTTAGAAAGACAGAGTGATTTTGCACAAGCATATGACCACATTACTGCTACTGTAGGTTTAAATGGAACTTATGGAATTAATGATACTATTGCTAATTTACAAACAGGCAGGGGAATTGTTGTAATTAACAAAAATAAAATAGAAACTATATTACCAATATATGCGGAACATACGGATTAATTATGAAATTTTTAAAATATTTAAATGAGGCACAAAATTTATTGAAGGATTGGGAATCTTATATAAGAAGAAATAAGGAACTTCAAGCAGGAGTTGCTGTTTTAAAAAAAATAAATAAGGCAGGATATAAGGCTTATATTGTTGGGGGGTCTGTACGTGATATTATATTAGGTAATCTCAAACCTCATGATGTTGATATAGCTACCAATATGCCAATGGATGAATTGGGTAAAATGTATAAGACTTATAATATAGGCAAGTCTAAAGATTTTGGAATTGTTACGATTAAACAAGGTGGGCATGATTTTGAAGTAGCTCAATTTAGAAATGATGGAACATATACTGATGGTAGAAGACCTGAATCAGTTACTATAACTGCTAAATTTAAGGATGATGCTAATAGAAGGGATTTTACCATAAATGCTATGGGAATCAACGCAAAAGGTGAAATTATAGACTTCTTTAATGGTAAGGGGGATATAAAGAATAAAGTCTTAAAGACTGTTGGTGATCCTTACAAGCGTTTTGGTGAGGATTATTTAAGGATGATGAGACTTGCTAGGTTTGCTTCAAAGCTTGATTTTGAGGTTGATAAGACTACAGCTAAAGCAGCACAAAAATTAGCTCATAATATTACGGGATTAGCACCTGAAAGAATAAAAGATGAATTAATGAAATCAGCTTCTCAAAGTGGTGATAAATTTGCACAATATATTAAAAAATTAGATGATCTTAAAATTCTGAAGCATATCTTACCTGAAATAGTTAATCTTAAATGGTATAAAGAAAATTTACAGCATCATCCTGAAACAAGAGGGGAAGGGGGTACTGTATTCAGTCATGTTATGAATGCTCTTAAAAAGAGTAATTCTAAAGACCCTATTAAAAATCTTGCTATTCTTTTACATGATGTTGGGAAGGGAGTAACTTTAAGTCATGAAAAGGGACTTCCAAGATATCTTGGTCATGCTAGAAAATCAGTTGAACTTGTTAATGCTATAGCAGATAGATTGAGAATGAGCACAAAGGAAAAAGAAGCTCTTATTTTTGCTGTTGGTAATCATATGAAATTTCATAAAATTCTTGATATGAAACCTTCTAAGATAGCAAAAATAGTGTCTGATGATAATTGGGATGTTCTTGTGGCTGTTGGATATGCAGATGAATATGCAAGAGGTCATATGTTTAGACATGCAGGAGAGTTTGAAAAAATAGTTGATAAGGCTATAAAAGTTAAAGAAAAGTTTGGTGTTAAACAAGTCAATAAACAAGTCAAACTTGTAGATGGTAAAGATGTGATGAAATTAACGGGATTAAAGCCAGGGCCAAAAGTTGGTGAAATTATCACTAAAACTACGGCATGGATAATGGATAATGATATAGAAGATAAAGATCAAATAGAACAATACATTAAACAATTAGCAGGAGTGGAATAATGGACTTAATAGAGAAATACTTAGGAGAAAAGAAGAAAAGGATTAAAAATCCTGATCATGCTGCTATGAAACAGAAAAAGGTTAGTAGAATTCCTACTGCTAAACCTACAGAGTTTCATAAAGATAAATCTAAATATTCTAGAAAGGAAAAATATAAAAGGGATTATTGATATGGATTTTAAAAGATATATAATAGAAGCAGTTGATAAAGAAGCTATGCATGATAAATTACTAAAAAGATATTATACTAATGTTTCTAAAAAAAAGGAACGTGCTAAGGAGTTAATGTATAAAGCTGATGCTGAATATGATAAAATAGTTGCGGTTATGAAACGTCATGGAATCAATGAATTATTGAATCATAAAGGGTATCCTGTAGTGGATGTTGATGAAGAATTTATTTGGGATTTTGGTTAAATGTAATGAAGAAAGTATGTAAATGTTGTGGTAGGAATAGAAAAATCGGGAAATTTGGTAGACTTTCTGCAAGTCCTGATGGTAAAAATCCATATTGTAGGGAATGTATGAGGGAAGTTACTAAACGATATAAGACTTCTTCTATTGGAATACTAAAACAAGAAAAAGCTGTTAAAAAATGGAAAAAAAAGAATAAAAACCACATAAAAGACTACAATAAAGACTATTATTTAAAGAATAAAAATAGGATATTATATAATAAAAAGTGCAGAGAAGAAACAGAATGTATGTTAATTACTGAAGTTCCTGAAAAAACGAAACAAAGAAAGATAAATAAGAATAGAAAAGTATGTATAATTAATATAGACCCAAAGAGGATATAAATGGCAAACGAGAGATTTTTTTATAGTGATTATGATGGTGATTTTACAAGAGCATCTGATGGTGATGTTACAAGAGATAAGGATGTTGGCGCAATTTTAAATAGCTTATCGAATATAATATTAACACTTCAAGGCGAAAGAAGAATGTTACCAACATTT